TTTTCGTTGAGCAATACACCTTCTACATTAAAGCTCTTCATGGCTGCTCAATTGATTGCCTTTGTATACACATAGGGCGGTTATAGGTAGAAGGTAATAAATAGGGATGGTAATAAGCAAACTGAAAGTGGCTGCTACGAACCAGGCATCGGAACGGGACTGCACTTTGCATTCGTCGGGTAGAATAGAATTGATTTTTTGGAAGATTTTGTTCCCGGTACCGGAAACGATCTGTGCGAGATTGCTGCTTTTGGGCTGCAATACTGCAATGGAATTGTTCGTTTTCATATTACTACTGTTTAGCGTTTCGACAGAAAAACGGCTGCCGTTCCGTGTCGCTAAACAGTAGTAAATCTCACTCCGAAGAGAAAAAAATACCCGGAAGACAGCCGCATGGCTTATATGTATGTGGGGCATAAAAAAAGCCCGACGTAAATCGTTGAGCATTAACCGCGCTCTGCGAAGTGAAAGACATTTCACTACTGTTTAGCTGGGGCAAATATCGAAAGAATATTTGAGACAGCAAAGGAAAAGGGGAGAAAAATTAGAAAATAGTTGATAACTATTACAAAAGTAATATTGATGCTGTTTATTGTGAATTAGTTGAATAGGTTTATCATGAAACTATATAGATAATTAGAAAAAATTCCAGCTAGTATGCTAACTATAATAGATATCCAAAACATTATCCAATCTCTATTTTTAACTTTCTTATAGTCATTATATTCGTCATAACTTTTTCGGCTGAATATTAGAAAACTTTTTGGCATTCTTGAAGCCATTACCTTAATCCATAATCCGATGGCTAGAAGAATTGGTATGGTTAAGACTATGTATATGTTGTCTAGATAATTGTTCTCTAGCTTTTTGTTTATTATTATCTCTTTCATTGTGTAATCTATTTTTTTTCCAATGTCTTTGTTGTGATCAATATAATAGTAAAGTCCTTCCTTTTGTGTAGTGATGTATTTATTTTTTGCTGTATAGAATCCTTGAAAAAATATGATTAAAATGAACATTACTAATAAGAACGCTATTTCTGATGAATTTCTTTTAACAAAAAATCTAAATTTAGATATTTTTTGTTTTATAGAATCTATCTGGTCTTCAATAATATTCTCAATATCAACACCCCATGTCCTTTGTGTATGTCTAATTTCAATATTAAAGTAGCTTTCACTGCTAACATCTGAATTTGTCAAGAGCTTCCTTTTGTTAGCACAATAAAATAATTCTATTTCTTGTCGTTCAGGAGTTTCTTTATCTGGAAAATTAATTAGAAAACTCCATGTTATTCTTATTCCAATTGATAATAGAGGTTTTATCTCGTAGTAACTAATTAAATCATCATAACTGTTTAGTGTTATATTTGATTTGTCTGAAAAATAGATTGTTGATTTTACTTCAAGTAGTTTACTCTGATTTTGTTGTGCGACTCTTTGGCAAATTAAATCATTAAAACTTTGTATGTCACTTAGTTGTATAACAAAAACGCCTTCAATTTTTTTAGAGATTGTTTGAGGAGTACCCAATAAACTTTTAATGAATTGCGATAGTTGTTCATCTGTATAGGGTAATGCAACATATCCTTTCTGTGGATTTACTAATTCTATGCCAACATTTTTCATGATTAGTCATTTATAATTTGATTAAATATATTCAGTTTAAATATTTCTTAAAAGGCTTTTGGCTACGCCTCTATATCCAGGAAATAATCTAGAAGAATCATAACCTGATGTCTCTAAATGAGTTTTTAGTCCTTGGTAATCTTGGGTTGGAATATATATCTTATATAACGGATTACCGCTCTTTACATTTCCTAAAAGCTTAGGATTTTCTTCGATCAACTTATTTAAAGGGGCTCTATCAGTAAGATTCTTGTTATTTTTATGTGTTTGCCACAAGGTAAAAACTCCTTTTTGTGCACATAAATTAGGATTACTATTATATTTTGGGACAGTAATTTTTAATCCCGGCATATCGGATTTGTTATTTACTACAATCTCTGTATTTAATGCCCATATTACTATATTTTTAGGATGGTTATCTGGATTCTCGGTAGTTTTATTTAGCATGTAGCCAGATACTGCAAAATATAAAGCGACATTAAGATCTTGAGTCCAATCAAGCAGTCTTGTATATATTCCATAATGTTGAGCTAAACCTGCGAGTTCAATATATTTAAGTGGTAGCCAGACATCTATATTCTCCATTTCTGTTGCTAAATAAGTGTAGTGTCCTCTTAAAAGCCTAAGATCGTTTATCTCAGGAATGTATAAACCGTTGTAATCACATTTTTGGAAAAATACGTTGAGCAGCGCATATTCTGAAGTAATTTGATTACAATTATATTCTTGTGATAAATCAAAATTGTCTTTTGAGAATTCAGGAGCGAGATTCCTTATTATTTCCTCGATTTTTGTTCGATTCTCTTCTCGCAAAGAACTTGGTATGAGGGAATATTGATCTGAAGGTTCACCTCTGAAAATGAAATTGTCAGTTCTTAAATGAAAATATTCACCTCCATACGAAAACTTTGAAATAAAATCTTTAGCATCTGTACAATGAACTTCTTTTAATATATCATCCATGATAATGTGTTTATAGTATAAGTGAAATTATAGCTATTTGCTTTATTAATTATTCTTTTTTCGTTCTTCGTCATCAATCCAAATAACGCCAGATAAATCGATGCTACTTTGTTCAAGGGATGGTCTCATACTGGAACTGATAATTACTCCTTCCAGATCAACTAATGATAAATCTACCTCTTTTAAATGAATTAAGGTTGCTCCTTCCAAAATAGCTCCTTCCAAATTAACCCCCCTTAAATTAATAGATCCTAAATAGGCTCCTTTTAAATTAGCTATAGCCAAAGATGATGCCCCGCTAAATATAGTCTTAGATAAAACGGCCATTTCCAAATACGCTCCAATAAGTTCTGCTCCTGCTAAGTTAGTGCGGAATAATTTTGCATTGTATAAATTTGCTGTCATTAAATCAGCTCCTTGTAAATTTGAATGTTGAAGATTCGCAGAAAACTTAGAAAATAATGTGTCTCTTATTCTTTCTTCATCAAAGTTTTCTTCTGATTCCCAATCTAATAATGATTGATTTTTAAATAGTAAGTCTAATATTGTTTGTACCTCATTCGATACTGTTGGATGTTTCTTTAAATACTCTTCGGATGTGGTGAGAGTTCTGATGTGGGAACATAGTATCTCAAATACTGGTTTTGAAAATTCATCTGGATAATCTTTCGCTAAAAAATATAAGCTATAAGCAGCTCCAGCTCGAGCCGATTCGTTGTCATTGCCCAATAATTCTATTCCTTTAGAAAATCTACTATCACGTTGCGATTTACTTTGTAGTTCAATTTGCTTCTCTTGCTCTTTGAGTTGTTCTTCTTGGTTTTGTAATTGTTTGTTTTGATTCTCTAATTGTCGGTCTTGGTTAACCGTCCTCTTTTGATTTTGGTATATATTAATTGCAATACCTATTGCTCCAAATAAAGCTATCCATACCGTGAAGAAATCTTTTCGATCTAGTATCCCGAAAGTGTATAGGTCACCAAGATATAATGATGTACTATAATTAATAAAGACGCATATAAAGGGGCTGAAAAAAAGAATTATAATGATATAAACCTTTCCTTTAAATGATGGTCTAAATTTAGATGGGATGGTAAACTTTGTTTTCATGTATTGAAATTTGAAGTCAAATGTAGAGGAAAATTATTTCTTTTCAAAAAGAATTTATAAAAATTTAGAGGTTTCATGATTGTGTAGTAAAAACTATAAGATTAAAGTTTTGTCTTGACTGATCTTGCACTAATGATTTAATAATTTATATTTTGCGGGATTTTATTCTGAAATAAAATGAAACATATATCTTTGTAAGAAAAATGTTTTATGGAAAAGGATGAACTTCTAAATATTTTATATTCTGAAAGACAAAGAGTCTCAGAGAAAAATAAAGACTTCGGATGGTCTATATGGGCCTTGATTGGGACAATAGCTACTTTATTATGGATACTAATTGATTTATTTAATAATAAGTTAACGAAAAACCCACAAGAGATCTTTTTATTTTCAAGAAGCTTTTGTACGATGTTGCTTAGCCTTTTATTATTTAAAGATTTTTATAAAAAAAAGAACTATGAATATTATCCGTATCGGTTTGTAAAATCATCTGGACAAGTTTTAGGTATAGTTGATATCATAATACCAACTCTTCTATTTGTTTCATATATATGGCCAAATCTATTACTAAGACCATTGCTAGAAATATTAGATATTAAATCAACTTCATTACATGAAAGTTCGCTTATTTTTAATTTTATAATATCTTTTGCATTTTCTGGTTATATCACTTTAAAAGGCATGGAAATGTATTGTAGGCATAAATTTAAACAAGAGGCTGGATATGTAAAAAACTGGCCTTATTTGTTGTATGCTTCTTTGATGCTACTTTGTGGAATTTTAGATTTTAGTCGTACTGAGGGTTATATGTTGAGTATTAGATTTTCTTTGGTGATTTCGGGGATAATGGCTATTGTATACATACTAATAGCAATTATAGGTAATCCGTTGCGAAAATTAATTAGTTCAATTGACAGATTGATAGATAAAGTGTTAATAAATGAAGAAATCGATGTAAATTTTGTTTACGAAGAATTTATATCGATTAAGATTGGCTATAAATATAGTCGACTTTATCAAGGAGATATTCAAAAAATTTATACTCTCATAGAAGAGCAAAATAATTATATTCGTGATATTGATTCTATAAAATATGAAGGCTGCCCAATTGAGCATTTTAATGAAATAAAAGAGGTATTAGCAAAAGCGGATTTGTTGTATAGTAATCATCAGGAGATAATTAACATGGCAACTAAGATGACAAATAAAATGAGCTGGGATGTTAAAAGAATTTCTTTGGATGAAGAAGAACTCAAAAAACTGATAAGCGCTATAAAAAAAGCCCTTGAAATTTCTAAAGAAAATGAAACTAAAATAGAGAGAAAAGTAGAAGAAGTAAAAGAAATGAGAGAGGCGATAAAGATATGCAATGCATATATGAAAAATAATATAAAAAAATAATTCTCTTTTTTATAAGCCATATTAGAAAAGAGGAACAATCGACGTGCGATGTTCCTTTTTTGATATTGCGGTAAAGAGCTTAATTAAATCGATGTGTTAATTACACTCTCTTATTTTGCTTTTTTCATCAAGTTCTTTAAGCGGTTTAAAAAATCATCCTCTTCGTCAACTTTAACAGGTAAAGGTAGTACAAACCATGTGGGATAACCTCTTGAAACAGGGTTACCGATACAGAGCTTCTTTCCCTGCACTTTGTCAGGATCATCATATTCAGCAGAAGAGATGTTCCATCTCATTGCATAACTTTCATCACCGTCGTCATATTTGACTATTGCAATTGAATAACTTGGGTCATCTTTACCATCATACAATACTCGTACTAATTCGAGGTGATTTTTCGGTGATTTCACATCGTCAGGTTTTACATACTTCATTTTATTCATGGTCTTTTAGGTTTGATTTTTTGATATAAAGAAGATACACGTTTTTGTTATGGATTAGGATAACATTCATCCATATCTTTAGGCAAGAAATATCCTTTTATGCAATTTGTATTTCGAATACAAATCTGGATATGATTTTTTTCTCTAAATCCGGCATCAGGATATAACTCTTGTCCTTCTAGAAATGTACTTCTTACAGAATCATATGGTTGTACCAAAGAAGAATTTAATTTGATATTATCAGCCCATTGCTCTAATATATGTATTGCATCCTTCTTCTCTTGATTAGTTATTATATTAATGAATGCATTCTTCCTCTCTTCTGTGAAATCTGACTCGAAAGTGTCGGCACTATATGATCTCAGTGAATCCACAAAATCATTAGTACATTCTATATAGTCCTCAATAGAATATTTTGAAGATTTAACCATGTAGATGAGAGCTCTAATACGTGCTTCCATCTCTTGAAGTTTCTGATATTGATCTTTTCTTGCCGTATGGACTGATTGGATTACGGTTTTATCCAAATATCGTAGCATTTTTGTACCACCAATTTCCATTTTATTTTCGGGGAGGGGATTTTGGGAATCGGCTTTTAAGACTTCATAAGAACGTTTCACATCTTGCAAGTGCTTATAATCCAATAAGTCAAGACATAATCCGAGATCAATAATTGCGCCAATAACAGCTGGATTTGTTATATTTGAATTTTTGCGTTCTTTTGCTTCGTTAGCATATTGAATAGCTCTTTCTTGGCTATTCTGCCAAAAATATATTCCTTCTCCTAACCAATCATAATCGTTTGTACTTCTCTTTAATTCCTCTTTTCCATTCAGTACTTTTTCTACGATTGATTGATCACACCCATGAAATCCTATAATTAGATTAGGCCTTTTGGAATATAAATCGGCGTTCATTATTTATATCCCTTAGCAAGTTCTCCTTTTGAATTATAAACTCCTGCTCTTTGAAGAAATTTTTTTGCTGATTCAGGAGTCGCAAAAGCACGTCTATAGCCAGCTTCCATTATTTTAGTATAGACTTCATGCTTACTTAAAGGATGATCCGATTTTGACACAGGCATTTCTTGAATCTTTTGTATCAACTGTTGTCTCTTTAGTTCGATATCCTTTTCCATAATTTCTATTATCTGTTTGTTTCAACTTCTTGTGCAAAGTTATTAATATAATTGCAATTCCAATCAACTTTATTAATAAAAAACATCAATAAAATTTATTATTAATAATATAACATTTGCAGTTTCCCTCTTATTATTCGTTCAGTAAAAGAATCTCTATCGCTATCTTTAATCCAACCGCAAGGTTTATTTTAGAAAAGACTTTTAAGATAAAAAAGGAGGGATAAAATGCTCCGAATCCATAAAAGACTCGGAGCAAAGCCGTGACCTAAACGGCAATCAAAATATAAAAGAAAGGCCTAAATCTTTTCAGCTGCTTGGCGTATACGTTCCGAAAGATCGCATAAAGCACCTTTGAGCTGTTGTTTTTCTTCAGCAGAAAATTCTCCGACGCCACCGTTACTATTAATACCGTCTAGTTTTTGGTGCAGCCAAGAGCGTGATTTGCCGAGATATCTTGTAGATAGTCTTGCCCAAGAGATATCCAAGAGAATGTCGCTCATAATCATTTTTGTTGCTGTTTCCATATTACTTGTGTTTTGATGCTGCGAAGATAATCAACTTTTGTTTGTTGCACAATGAAAATAAATAAAGGAAGTGCCAGAATTTTATCCGGAACTTCCTTCTCTCAATCTAAAATTATTTCTTCAACCTCTCGGTTTACTTTCTTATTTTATCCTTCACAAAAAGATAAACTCCCGATGAAATAGCCAACACAATCAATGCAATAATCGTTATTCTGCCAGTATTCATTTCTACCTTTTGCCACTTGGTGAGCTGTTTTTCTACCGGATAAGGAACACGTATGGAATCGTTCTTATTAAAATAGACACTGTCCGTGCCGAAGATATACTTGTTCACGTACTTCGTCTGGTACTTATCCATAAATACCGTATCCCCTTTGATATACGAAGAAATAGAATCGTGCAAATAGATGGAATCATGCTTTTGCACCAGCTTATTGATATACTTCGTTTCGGTCCGAACGCTTTCAACCGGCACATACTTAACCGATCGACATGAGGTCAGCAACATCATAAATAGGATGATAGTGTATATGTACGTCTGCTTTCGTTTCATATCATCAATTATTCGATGTTTTCTAATTTAATTCGTTCCCGCAAAATACGACAATACATTTCCATCGCACCTAGTTGTTGGCAAGATAGCTTTTGTTGCTGCCTACTTAAAGTTTCATACACGGGGCTTTCAAATATAAAATCCTCGAGTTTCTTTGCATTCTCCGATAGCTGTTTTTCTTCAGCTATAAGTCTTTTTTGATAATCTTTCATTTCAGTCGTTTTTTAGAGTTATATATACATTCTCTTTCTTATCGATCGCATTTTGAATACGCTTATTCAGCTCATTAGACCACTTGCGTGAATTTGTCAGACCGCCTATTACGGTATTCTCGCCAACAAGAATACAGCCTTCCGTATCTTCAGCCTTGTTACCCGGATGAATGCGGATAGCTTCGAATTGCGGAACGCCGTTAATCAGTGGCATTACTCGCTTGAACTTGGGAGAGTAAGTCATCGTCACTCGGTAAGTTCCGGCAGGAATGGCCGTCCTACCGAAAACTTTGGATTCTTTTGTAAGGTCTCTGACTTTATCTTCAAGTGTGTTGCAGAAGTATTTTTCATCAATGGCCATCTTTCCGATGGTATACGTCTCTTTTTTCCAAAGTCTGTCAACCGTTATTTTCATTACTCTTTTCCTCCTGTTGTTTGATGATATTGAAAATCTTATCGGCTTTGTCTTGTCCGTAAGCTGTGGCAATACTTTGCATCATGGCGATCGGATCATGTGTTTCGGTCCGTCCTTTGTGCATGTTCTCCCGGATAGATATAACCTCTATGATTATCTCTGATATGGCACAAAGAGTACAAAGTACCGGAAAGTCAACAAAAAAGGAAAGGCAGCAATCTATCAGGAACATCAGGAAATAATACATCATATAGTCTCTGTCCTTACTTATAGTTTGACGAAGTCCGAACGATGTTGTTTTAAAGTTACCTAATCGCTTACTAGCCTTGATGCCGGTAACCAAGTCAAAGATACTTGATACGTTTATAATGACAGCCAAAACCGCAGAGACAAGCAACCACATTGCTATTTTTGATGTTTCTCCTGTGAGGAGATACGATATAAATAACATCTTCATTATTTGCCCTCCTCACTTTCTGTGGTACCTTCCACTTTCGTTTTAATTTCATTGACCAACTGATTAAATACCGTTATGTGGGTAAATAAGGTATTGCGGTCGTCAATGTTGGCCGATGCATTGTCACCGTAATTCATATTTCCAAGATACTTGCCCTGCTTGTCCTTAATCGTACAAGCGCAATCTGTCAGTTTTTTACCCACGTATCTGTACTCAATTTCATACTTGGCCGAATCGGTTTCATAAGAACCGGTAACGATTGTTTCTACTTTTGTTTCTGTAATCAAATTTGTCATAATCTTTATTTTTTATTTGGTTCATATTCCTTGCCTTCTGCTTCCATAACAGCATTATCAAGCACCTCATATACGGCACTAACTATCAACATTGATTGTGTATTCTTTACATAATCTTTGATGATAGGGATATAAATTTCATCTATTTCCATTTCTTCACCGTTGTTGTCATGTAATCTTTCAATAAATCTGCGATACTCTATTATGTCGCTGATATTTTTAGGTATCTGCTCCATGATTAGTGAGTTTGATATGCTTTTCCCAAATTCAGTCAAAACCACTTTATGGCCTTCCAAATCGAGAATTTGCAAAGCATCTTTCACTATTTCAGTCCTTATGACTTTTCCATCTTCAACGATTTCTTTTTCCGCTAAAAATTTTACTTTTACTTTCATTGTTTTATTATTTAATTAAACCACGTGTCAAGTTGTGCATAATATCCTGAATAAGGGGTATATGTAAGCGAAAATCTAGCAACATCACCTTTTGCCATTGTTAAGTTTGAATTTTGCCATTCTCCACCATCATTATTTACCAACATTCCACCTTCCGCATCGCTTGCTGGAGGATTTGCTTTATTTTGCGTCTTTAAATAAATTCCATATAAACTGTTTTTCTCTATTCCGATCCTTATGGGAACACAAAAAGAATCAGATGAAGTAAGCCCCAGTTGTGAACGCACCTGTGATAATGTTGGTAGGAATATGCTAAAGTTATTAACAGAACTTTTTATTACTATTGAAGTTCCAAAGCTTAAATCTATGACACTAGTAGAGCTACTATATATTACGTTCATTAAATTCCCCGTCTCCATAATTCCGCCGCGTACACGTAAGCCACCGGTTAACTCTAATGCTACATTTCTATTAATAACATTATCACTAATAATTCGAACTGAGGGATAATATGGGTCTATACTATAGTTCATCCGACGATAAAAATATCCAGAACATAAGCAGGCAGACGAATTTAATTTACTTGTGCCTGGATCGGCTCCATCACCTATACCCACTTTTATATTGGAAACATCGCCCGCCTGAAAATATCCGTATTGTTTTTGGATCTTGATACATCCCGGAATAACAGATGTCAAGTTCTGTTTATAAGAGGCTGTAGTCCATTGGGTGGGGTCACCAGAATACAATCCGTTGTCATCAATGGAAAAAAGGCCGATGGCACCTGTCGCCGCCGTTATCTTTCCGGTCACATCGGCATTGGTCATTTTTACCGTATCGACATTCAGATTCTTGAACGTGGCGTTACCGGCATCTATCGTTTGGGCACTGATACCTTGTGCAACGACGTTTTTAACGTCTATCAAACTCATCTTCAGAAAAGCACCGCTTATTAAGCCTTCCTCTTTCATCGCCTGTTCTACTAGGCTTTTATAGGCGAGATCGCCCAAACTTTTTGTTAGAGTACCTAAGCTGTTATTGGCATTATTCGCCGAATCCTGTGCGCTCTTAATACGTCCGTCCACATCACTATAATCGGATAGGGATTTGAATGAAACCATTCCTGTAAGGCTGATCTTCTTACCTAACATCGAAATGCCATCTGCACCGATAGAAAAGGATGACTTTATTTCGTCCTGTGCATTCCCGACCGCTTTATCTATTTGTGATTTGACGGTTAAATTGATTGCATCGGGTGTTATACTCGCTTCGGCCGAAGTCATTCGACCGCCCAAATCAGTAACATCTTTCTGTGACGCTTTTAAAGTAATATCTTCCGAATTCTGTCGAATTGCAGTAGTGTGATCTGAAACAGTCCTGCCGAGAACATCGACAGTATCCTTCGTTGCATAGCTCGTCATTTGATCGCCTACAATTGTCTGCGTATAGTTTTTGACGACCGTATAATCCACGACGGTAAACGTATACCGCTCTATCTTGACAAAACTACCATAGACAATCTTTATATCGACGTATCCCGATTTGGTATTATTCGGTACGGACGCAATGGACACATTAAGTCCCGAAGTGCTGGCAGAGCAATTGGAAGCGGAATCAATTGAAATGACAGGCGTAACAGCCGTAGAACCTTGGTAGAGTTTTACGACCGTTACGGCAGCTGCAAGACTTCCTATCACACCGTTCGAATCCGAGTTCAACATCGTCGAATAGGACGTGAGGGAACAGGAATAGCCGTCATTTCCGGCTGTTCCTTTATCTCCCTTCTCTCCTTGAACTCCTTGAGCTCCTTTTTCTCCAGTCGCACCGGTATCACCCTTTGCGCCTGTATCGCCTTTATTCCCTTGCGCTCCAGTGTCGCCCTTAGCTCCTTTGATAAGCGTCCAATTGTATTTCGTATAATCGGAAGAGTCGGTTTGCGTGAAATCCACGTATTGGCCGATGTATGTGCCAGAATCTTGGTTGAAGTTCGTTTTACCGTCCGCACTATCGGCATAGGCTATATGCAGGTAAGACGTCTGCCCATTCGCGCCGTTTGACCCCGCAATACCTTGCTCTCCCTTTGTCCCTTGTGCACCTTTGACGAGTACCCAGGTGTATTTTGTTTTGTCGGCAGAATCGGCTGATGTGAAGTCGACGTATGTGCCGATGTATGCACCACCATTTTCATTCATATTGGTACCGTCGGCGTAATCGCTGTATTTGACATGAAAGTATGAAGTCTGCCCGGTATCTCCTTTGTCTCCTTTTGTGCCAGGAATGCCTTGATCACCTTTGTTACCCTGTATACCTTGCAATCCTTGTATACCTTGTGCACCGGTCGCGCCAGTATCACCCTTAGCTCCCTTAATAAGTGTCCAATTGTATTTTGTATAATCGGAAGAATCTGTTTGCGTGAAATCTACGTATTGACCGATGTAGGCTCCTGAATCTTGGTTGAAGTTCGTCTTACCGTCTGCACTATCGGCATAGGCTATATGCAGGTAAGACGTCTGCCCATTCGCGCCGTTTGCACCCGCAATACCTTGATCACCCTTTGTGCCTTGTGCACCTTTAACGAGTACCCAGGTGTATTTTGTCTTGTCGGCAGAATCGGCGGGCGTGAAGTCGACGTATGTACCGATGTATGCGCCGCCATTTTCATTCATATTGGTACCGTCGGCGTAATCGCTGTACTTGACATGGAAGTAAGACGTTTGCCCGGCATCTCCTTTGTCTCCTTTTGTGCCTGGAATACCTTGCTCTCCCTTGTCACCCTGTATACCTTGTAATCCTTGTATGCCTTGTGCGCCGGTATCCCCTTTATCACCCTTAGCTCCCTTGATAAGCGTCCAATTGTATTTTGTATAATCGGCAGAGTCGGTTTGCGTGAAATCTACGTATTGACCGATGTATGCACCAGAATCTTGATTGAAATTCGTTTTGCCATCCGCACTATCGGCATAGGCTATATGCAGATAAGACGTCTGACCGTTCGCGCCGTTTGACCCCGCAATGCCTTGATCACCCTTTGTCCCTTGTGCACCTTTAACAAGTACCCAGGTGTAATTTGTTTTATCGGCAGAATCAGCTTGTGTGAAATCGACGTATGTGCCGATGTATGCACCGCCATTCTCATTCATGTTAGTGCCGTCGGCGTAATCGCTGTATTTGATATGGAAGTAAGACGTTTGCCCGGCATCCCCTTTAGAGCCTTGCGCTCCAGTATCTCCCTTAACACCCGGGATACCTTGATCACCTTTTTCGCCTTGCAAACCTTGTAACCCTTGTATGCCTTGTGCGCCGGTATCGCCCTTGTCACCTTTAGCTCCTGTACTACCTGTATCTCCTTTATCTCCCTTTTCACCTTGTGGGCCAGTTGCACCATCATTACCGTCTTTGCCGTCAGTCCCATCGTTGCCTTTGGATACTTGTTTTTGCCAAGAGGTCGAACCTTCCATCGGCTCGTCGGTCGTTGTTTTTCCTTCAGGAATAATACAGAGCCACAAAGACCCATTGTGTGATACGCGATTATAATATGAACATGGAGTGCCTTTAATCCATTCGCCAGAATCAGCAGGGATACGTACGGCACCATCATTCACCAATATTTTGAATGATTTGGCAACGAATTCATCTCCTTTGGGAGAAAGCACCGTTTTCCTTTTACCCTCTAACGAATAGGCATTCACGCCCGCATATTCGATGAATGCCGGAGCATCGTCACCGGTAACGACTATCTCGATCAGATTCTGTCTGGCGGTATTCGTTCTGTTGCCCATTTGGACGATAGAATCTCCAGCAGTAGGTATATCCGTTCCGTCACAGTCTGTCTTTGAAAGTTCAATATAATCGTCCCCTACAGCCGTAACGAGCCGCCAATAATACTTATTCGCTACACCTGTATATTTGCCCGCCTTGATGTTGAAAGTCTGACAGCGTGCTTGGTCGCCAACAGCAAAACCGTTTGTTGTGGCCGTCGTTCCGTCATCAGCCATGAAATAGCAACGATAAGTGTCGGAAGTTTCTTCTACGCGAACAATCTTCGAACCCGCACTCGAGAAGATAATGTTACCACCAACGTACGATAGCTTCCGAATTTCAAGTTCGCTAAAGATCGCTTTCACTCTCACCAGCAGCTCGTCGACTTCCATATATGACTTGCCGTCCGCTTTTTTGTAAACGCCAAACCCAGAACCGAATTGACCCGATTCAAAATTGTCAGACTTCAGAAATGTCGTAACGATACCGCCCAGTAGTTTCACAAGAAATTCGGTTGAATCCTCCTTATCCTTCCGTAAAAACATGCCCGCCGCTTTCAATGCCGACAAGATGGAAGAATCTTTCATGTCGCTATCACTGGCTTCATCCGTCGAAAGGATGATATCGGATAATGATTTGCCTGCTATCTTCAGCCCTTTGATAAAATCGATAATACCCGATGCCGTATCATCGGATGTACGACTTAGAAAATTCCGACTTAAATCATCGATATCTACTCTGTCGTCAATAATAGCCAATAATAACGAGCCGAGACGAAAAGCAGTATTAGCCCCTGCTTTTCGTTCGTCTCTAACTTCAGTCGCTCTTTTGCGTAAATCGTCTTTAATATCGGCCATAAATTATAAATTTTACCAAAGGAACAAAGGAAGCTTTTCGTATAAAAAGACAGCTAATGACGCCGCCCGTGATGCCCCCACAGATAGGAACGCATCGAAGTACTCTTTTTGGTATCTGCTGAAGAAATTGCGTCGATGACGATTCCGGTAAATTCTTCGGCGTACATATAGGCTATTTGTTCTTTGAGTACCATGACGGAAGCGAAATAGGAACGTGAAAACCATTCACGTGGTTTACGGTGATCGCCATATCTTGTTTCTTTTCCGGACGCCTGGCGGTGTTTACCTACTCGAGCATCTCTGCCGTTTAGTGGATCGAGAAATTCGAGATTTCCCCCGTTGCCTTTTTTATAACCTCGTCCGGTACCGCAATCCTGGTAAATGCCGTACTCCAGAAATTTGTGCATGATGGTTTGGACACTGCCACCGCTACCGATGACCGCACCGTTAATGCCTGAGAATAGGTGTGTCGTATCAAGTACGTGAAGGCGTGTAATCTTTTCATGCCAAATGGTTATCATCATTTCTTGCCATGCCTTGATGTATTTCTCCCTATCTTCAGCCGAAGCTTTTATCCGGTCATTCCCATTCGTCCGCATTATATTGCAAGTCTACCGGTTCGGAAACATCAATCATAAAGTAAAGCCCTGTACAGCCGTTCAGAAAATATTCGCTAATCTCACGAGACATGACATTATCAGTGTTGAGATAAGTGAGTTCATTGTTTTCGTCGTCGGCATCGACAAGTAACCGTGAGTGAATTTGCCTGAAGAGTTGGCGGCAAATATCCAGCGTTTTTTGACGGTCGGCCATATCACCAAACTTATACCTCTTCAGCAGAAAGACGGTAAAAGTACGATGCTTGAAGAATCCGCCTGAATTGCGTCTCGTAACGCCGTCGTTCGTGTCATCAACAGCAAAGAAAGCGCTTTGCGTGGTGAAGTTGCCAAGAAGTTCGTCCAGCGAATTGATACCTCCACAAGTGCAGGCAAAGAAGTTATTTTTTTTTGCCAGTTTATTCTTAGCACAAAGGTTATGGAAATAACCGATGGCATCAAACAGATTATTTGCGTCCATATTTTTTCTTTAATTCTTTTGCTTCGCGGGCTTTCTCATTCAGTTCTGTAAGTGCCCGCCAGCAATCCATCGCAAGAACCGTATTTTCTTTGGTGATATCGCCACCTGTGAGCGCCCTGATTTCATTATTCATAATCTCGATCATATTCGGTACCTCTTCGTTTTGCTCGCTGTCCTCGTCAATGCGTTCAAAGAAATGTGTGAACTCTTTGGAAAATCGAGTTTTCAGTGAGTAGTACCATTGGAAGATAGAAACAAGTTCTTCCTTTTTGAACTTATGTGAAGACGGGTGTCTGCCCCACTTATCGGCATACATAAGAAGAGCCATTCTAACCAAAAACTCATCATCATGCTGAAATAAATACCCTTGAAAAAGGTTCTCTATTTGCAGGTACTCGGAAAAAGAAACACCATGAAACAACGGATCGACAGCCGTCAATTTACCGATGCGGAACAAACAAACAGGTACATGCGCCGGTACATCAACAAAATCTACGACTTTGAGGAACGACATAATCTGCCACGTCGGTAGCGTGAACGAAATGCGGTCACCGCTGGCAAGTTTCGTTTTGCAGTACCAGCCTTTTTCAGTCTCGTATTGCACCTCGAGTCCGAGCAAGCGAACGAGAATATAGACTTTCGCACTCTGTCCTTCATAATTGGCAAGTGCATAACAGACATAGCGGAGCTGCTGCTGTGTGAGTTTCTCCCAACAGTCCGGAATATGAAACTCTAATTTTTTAGCCGAAAAAGTAGGTGGTATCGTCTTTATCATTTTGGTAATGTTCAAAGTGTTTTACTTTATATGCCGTACTATCTTTGTAAGTGGGAAACTTATCTGGATTATCTTCTATGACATTCACAACATCGTCTATTTCCCGACGGAAAGCGGGGAGCTTATCGTTGATGAAGAAACCGACTGCACGGCGGAGCGCATGCAGGACGATGATCTCGTCATCAGCCAAAGTGTTCTTCCTGATTTTTTCAAGAAGCGACTTGAAAAGTTCCTTAGAAATATGCGATTGTATAATCTCTTCCGCTTCGGCGATGGCCGGGCCCAATTGATGAAGATCGGAGCGTAAAGCTTCAGGCTTGCCTGCATAGTCTCTCAACTGATGAGCGGTATAGAAGAGCGATCCGATTCGGAATCGAGCCACGATCGTATCTCCCCAATCTTTTAGTGAAGGGAGCATTTCAAGTACTCTGTCAACCGATTCGTCACGGCAATTGCCGACGAGACGGCGCAAAGAATCGACACGATCACGTGAAGCCGGAGCTAAATTCTGATTGCTCACGACACCGAAACCGGTGGGAGTGAGCACCAGGTCGAGAAGAGGGATTCCATTGTAAAACGTCTTGAAGCAAATATACCGTTTCACCTCTTTTAAAAGCTCTTCATTCAAATTCTCGGCTTTTGTTTCTACCGGGAAAAAGAATATAACAGCATCCAGTGCAGCCGTTTCGATTTGATCACAAAGCGAATCGAACACATCAGCCGTAGCGGATGTCGCCGTCAAAATCGTTTTTTCAAAGAAGTCTTTGTCAATCGTTATTTTCATCGTCGTTGTTGTTATTGTTATTACCCGATTTAACGCTCACTTGCTTCGCATCTGTGTTTTCATCAAGTGTGGTTAACTTGATGATCGGAACATCAGGATATACCTTTTCTTCCCAACCGTTATAATAGATTACCACATTATGCGGCGCATACATGAGTTCATGAAAAGCGATCTCGAGCGATTGTTTCAACGTGAATAGTTCGCGTTTGTCGCTACCGCTATTGTTCGACTGTGATTTACCCGGAGTGGCACCGACAAGATTCGGATGAATGTTGTCGCCATAACAAGTAATGTTAGAAGCCTCTTGAATATCCTCTGACCAGTCGCCACCTTCTTTTGTCGTATCGATCTGATTAACACGAACCATACGTACCTCTTTGCCGTTAGGATCGATATAATACCCGGTTATCCAAACCTTGCCGCTATTCTCGATACCAGAAACAAAATCTTTGATATTCTTTTTTTCCTTGTTGATACGCTCGAGTTGTTGAACCGGATCGGTAATATGTTCCTGCTCGCAAAGATTCATCCAATAATCTTTGTGTACTTCGACCTGGTATTTCACCGAAGCGTGATTCTTCAGCTTCGATTTCTTACCTATTCCGATCATACGCTTGATATCGAACCAATCTCCCCGAAAGATCGCCGTATAATAGGGGACAGGATAGTATTGACAACCCGGAGTTGGAAAACGGACGAGAACGGCGAATTTCCGTTCCGAAGTTCTGATCCTTTTCTTTCCGTCCATACCCGGGGCCCGTCCCATCAGGATCTCGAGATCACCGAGCGGATCATGTTCGTCAAGCAACCGGATCGATTCGATATCCTCTTCACGAACAAAAGATTTACGCCAGTTGGCATAAAACACATGTTCGATTTTGCCTTTCTCGTTTGCTCTCTCAAATCTGCAATAACAAGCCTCCTTATGTCGGAGCGTGACAATCTGCGATCCGTCCCGAGATAAGATAATGACCGAGACACAGAAGAAAAAGTATTTCATGTCTGTGGCTTGCTCGAGCATGAAAGCCGCTAGGTTGTTTTGCAGCGTCCAGCGGCGAATGTCTTTGTCTTTGGTCTGTTGTCCCGATTTGGCATCCATGTATTTGGGGCCTGTCCCGAAACAAGTCAATACATTGAACAGTTTGTTTTGCGACATCACCTCGTCAATACCGATAAGGCGGATAATTTCGAACGGCAGTTGATTGTCCGATCCAAAAGGAATGTACCGCCAATGGTGATTGCCCGGAATCGATACCGATTGAATCTCTTCGGCATCTTCATCGAAAATTTCGGCACTTGATTCAACGGCGATCATTTCGGCCGTGACATTATCGGTGCCGATTGAAAATATTTCGCTCGGCATCATCCCTTCATTCAAAGTTCCCTTATTATTAAACTCTTTTTTGCTCATAAGAATATTTCTAAACCGTTAATTTCAAAAAGTGTTATATCCCGAAACTCCCGTAGCAGGGTAGACCTAGGAACTGCTATTTTGTGAGTACCGCCCCGCCAATGGGAGCCGGCACAGCGCACTCCCTTGTATTCGATGATATCGCCCGTTGACAATTTCCAGACCTTGAGGTCGCACGGTTGTCCTGTCTCGAGCATCCGCAGGGCATCCTTTTTGTGTATTACCAATTTTTTAGCCATCATTCAAAAGTATTATCGTAAGTGAAATCGAATACACGTCCGGCACGTGGAATCTCTAAAATATTGTGATTGCGTTGTGCATATCGGTATTCGAACGTAAAAGAAGGCAAGTCGTCGAGATCGTTGTTTCGTTTCGACGTCGACTGTGTGATAGTGATTTCTTTGCCCGGCAGACCGCCGACCACTAAATAAATCTCTTTGGAACGAAATAAATCTTCGGTCCAACTCGCCATTCCAGGAGATAGCGGACCGGTATTCGCTTTGAATACCCGATTTTCGACAATATCGTAGTTGCGTAACAACCCCTTTTCATAAGCTGTAGAACGGGTAAATTCGGGCTCGAGATTGACTGTTCCCACACAATAAAGAAATTCTTGGCATCCGAATGAATTTGTAAAAAGCAGTATCGGAGCGGCATCTTTCGTTTCGGTTAGAATGTAAGTTTGTTCCCGCTTCCCAACGACAACAGCATAGCGCAACAACTTCCCGATCGTTTCATCTTTGAATTGGTCGGGTGAGACATCAAGCGTTACGATGCTGTTCAGCGTCGATAACGAACCGAGTGAGACCCGTTTCGATTTGATGGTCGAACCATCCCAATAGGAACAGTCTACAAAGGCATCGGTAGCCTTTACTAAAATGAGATGAAGTGCTTCTTGGTAGCCTGGCGAGGTCAACCTGTCGCCAAGTAATGTCGAGAGGAAATACATTTCGTTGAAATCGGCTGCCGAGTAGAAACATTCGGCAGCGGCATATTGCACTTTGAAGCTTCGGCTTATACTTTTATCTCCGTCGTCTATGGTGTATGAAAACGATTCAATGAGAGTACTGCGAAGATATGGTTCAATGAGCCGGTCTATCTCGAGAATTTCAATGCTCCCATCACCTGCAGGAGTGTATTTTTCCGAAAGAATAGAAGTCGTTCCGCAAAGTAGCGAGAACTTGGCATAAGATTGATTCGTCGTAAATGCAATCTCATGCAGACCGGAAGA